ACAACTAAAGGTTTCTTTTGATTCTTTTTCATGACCACAAGAGGTTCATAATCATTACAGTTTGATTTTGCCTGTTCGTATGCTTCCCATACATTTAACTTCTCTACGTTCTTACACTCAATACTAAATGGAAACTTCTGTCTTGCAGCACGAGCCATAATTAAATCTTCACCACCAGCACCCATACTTCTTGATTCAATATCTTCGGGATGCACATCTAATTGTTCAATCAATTGATCACGAACCCACTGTTGTAACTTTCTTCCTTTCGCCTTTGCTGATTGTGTTTTCATTTTAAAAGATTCCAAGTATCATGATAGTCAGTCACTTTAAATACCATACCTAAGTTTTTCTCTTCGATAGCGTGACCAAGAGGATAATCATTTTCCCCCTGCTTTAATTTATCTCCGTAAAAATAGAGAGTATCTTGAGGTTCAAAGTCACGAAGTATCTGACTCTTATCACCATCAGATATATCAAGACCAGTCTGTCCTCCGATCTGCACATTGAGTTCTGGAAATCTATCTTTTAATCTTGCAGCAATATCTCTTCTCTCATTTGTGTTGATGTCCCACTTCATATACTCTTCTCTCTCAACTACATTCACACCACCACCACGACCTAGAATACTAAAGTTGATTCCGCCTGGCCTTTCTTCGATATGTAATCCACAACGAACAGGAAACTGACTATGATCAAGTTCATCCTGTAGAAATGATCTGACATCATCTGTTAATGTCCACTTTGATCTGTATATATTTTCATTCTTCTCCCATACATCTGCACCCGAACAATTATAAACTCTCTTTGCCCTGTAACAAATATCTAATCCCAGTTGGTCAACTGTCTTTTGTCTATCACTACCAGTCACCAGATAGACATCATGTTTACAACAAAATATAATCATGAATGCCTGAAAGGCTGAGTCGATTACTTGTCTGCTTGGTGTCAAAGTTCCATCAACATCAAAGATATATTTCATAATTTTAAAATAGTTAAAAAAAAGGAGGTTTAACCCTCCTTTCTTGGATTTTTTAGTTCCCAATTTTCATCGGGAAATATGTTTAGGTAAACCCATTTCGCATAGTGAACTCCTCTATAACACAGGAAAGCAAATACTTTCTCTGGGTCATGAATTTCTGGATCGAAATCTGGAATTTCGGGTGGTTCCCAATTGAAATTGATATGTATCATTTGACTTTACCTACTGTAACAATTATTTATAATTGTATAACAGTTGTGCTTCTGCGTAGATGAGTGTCAAGAAAACTACGCTTGCAAGCATGATCTCTGTGACTTCAATCATCTTACTTAGCTCCCTGTACAGCAACGCCTCTGTAAACAAGTTGTTTCTGAGACTGCTGAGTTTCCTTCTGACGAGTTTCAGTATCGTACTGAACTCCTCTGTAAGTAACCTTTGCCATTTGGTTTTCTCCTAAAGTAGTTGGATGTTTTTAATATCCGTTCCTTCAGTCGGCTTTTGCGTCTCCCGTGGGAGATGAACGAACCCGTTCCGAGTCGGCTTACTTGCGTCCTATCTGCCATGTCTCACATTGTTCATCTGATACTTTGGTGCGAAAGTAATCTATAAGATACTCGTGTGCATCAGAGTTAAGATTTTCATCACTGAGAATCTCAATTCTTGATTCATTCCACTCATCACATGATAGTTCCCAATGGGCAGAATCATGTTCTGAAAGAAGTAATACCAGTAGTGCGAGAGTGTGCATACGGATGAACGTTGTGTTAATACTAACACATTCACACTATATAGGCAAGAAGTTTTGTAACTTGTGTTACAGTTTTATATTGATTTTAGATTTAAACGTTACTTAATGTAATATTAACTACAATTTAAACCCAGCGAATGTGTCTTTCTTGACATCCTGTTTGATTCCACCCACAACATAGGACTCAACCTCTGTTTCTTGGGGTGCAACTTGAAGTCCTTTGGATGAAATCCAGTGTTGTGTCCAAGGTAATGGATTGTTACGAGCAGGGATGTCATAGATTGGTTTTAATCCTATCGCTTTCATACGGCGATTGGCAATCCACTCTACATAATTACCTAATAATTTGTCATTCAAACCAATCATACTTCCATTTTTGAAGAGGTATTTTGCCCATTGTTTCTCTTCATCAACTGTCTTCTTAAACATTCTAATTGTATTCTCTCTTTCCTCTTCTGCGATCTGTTTCATCTCTGGATCATCACCTTCATTCCATTTGTTCAATATCTGTTGTGTGACAACTACATGCTGGTTCTCATCCCGACTGATGAGGGATATGATTTTAGCAGATCCTTCCATGAGTTTGAGTTCACCGAATGCAAATGAACATGCGAATGATACATAGAATCGTATTCCTTCCAGAATATTGACATTGGCGATTGCCCTATAGAGTTTCCGTTTGAGTTCATGTCTGTCATAAGTCCCTGTTGGATGTCCTTCCACTGCATACTTCCACAGATTACCAGAATCGTACTCGTGAGCATCGTTCACAAAATCATCATATGATGATGTTACACTTTCCGCACGTTCTAATATTTTCTCGTCTTTTAAAATTGTATCGAATACTTCGGCTGGATCTGAGTAAACATTCTTGATGATGTATGTGTATGAACGACTATGGATCATCTCCATAAATTGCCAGACGTTCATGCACGCTTCCAACTCTGGAAGAGAACAATATGGTGCGAATGCCATACCAGGCGCCCTACCTTGAACAGAGTCTAACATAATCTGATATTTCAGATTTGAAGTAAAGATGTGCTTCTGTTCTGATGTTAAGTTCTGATAATCAGAACGGTCTTTTTGTAGGGAAACTTCTTCTGGTCTCCAGAAATAGCCTAATTGTTGTTGAGTTAATTTCTCGAACACAGGATATTTAGACCCATCATATCTTTGAACTCCTAAAGGTTGTCCAAAAAACATGGGTTGTTTCTTTGTTTCGACTTCTTTTGTATTGAAAACAGTCAGACCTGACACGTTATTCTCCGTTGCTAAATTTTACAGGATTCACAATCATCTTCTTGTTCAACAGAACAATCTTCTAATAATTTATTTAAACTTTCTTTGACATCAACCTCGTCAGTTTTGAGGTCATTTGTGTTTTGATAGTAGGATGTTTTCCAACCGTATTTGTATGTAGTTAAAAAATCATTTGCCATCACCGACACTGGAACTTCATTGTCAGGATAATTCTCTGGATTATAACTCCAGTTACCAGATATAGCCTGATCAAAGAATTTTTGCATCACAGATATAATTTTAATATATCCTTCATTATCTTTCATATCCCAAAGAATTGTATAGTTATTCTTTAGATGTCCGTAGGAGGGAACAATCTGTTTAAGAGGCCCTTTCTTTGACTTTTTAACGGACAAGTAGTCTCTAGGTGGTTCGATTCCATTGGTTGCGTTTGACACAATGGAACTGCTCTCTGAAGGCATTTGTGCGGACAGAGTGCTGTGCCTGAGTCCGTGTTCCAAGATAGATGACCTAAGACTATTCCAATCATAGTTGAGTTTGTTTGGTACGATCTCATCTACTTCAGTCTTGTAAGTATCAATCGGTAATATACCACCAGAATATTTTGTACGATTAAAATATTCACACTTACCTTTTTCTTTTGCAAGTTGATTAGATGACTTTAACAGATAATATTGAAATGCTTCAGTAAGATCATGAGTCAATTGCCATGCAGATGAATCACCATAGTGTTCTCCGTTCTTTGCCAAGTAGTGTGCAAGACCTATGAATCCTATACCAAGAGATCTTCTTTTTTTAGTTGAATTCTCTGCAGCCTTTACTGGATATCCCTGATAGTCAATTAACTCCTCCAGACCCCTTACAGATAGGTCACAGAGGTCTTCTAATTCCTCTAGCCTATTAATCTTTCCAACATTAATTGCGGATAAAATACAGAGAGCGATCTCTCCATCAGGGTCATCAATGTGTGAGATTGGTTTTGTGGGTAAAGTAATTTCTTGACAAAGATTACTCATGCTCACTTTATCTATAAAAGATGAATGTGAGTTACAATGATCAATATTCATCAGATAAAGACGACCAGTTTCTGCACGTTCCTTAAGAATGTTCAAGATTAATTCTTGAGCATCTACTTGTGACTTAGGAACTGATTCATCTAACTCATATTGAGTGTATAGTTCATCAAAAGATTCCGTACCAAAACTATCATAAAGCCCTGGCACATCATGAGGAGAAAAAAGTGTGATCTTCTCGTTTGTAATAAACCTTTCATAAAATAATTTACTCAATTGAATACTATAGTCTAATTTCCTTACACGATTATCTTCTGTTCCTTTATTGTTCTTGAGTACAATTATGTCTTCTATTTCTTTGTGCCAGATTGGGAAGTGGACAGTCGCTGATCCACCTCTAATGCCGTTCTGAGTGCAACATCTGACAGTACTTTCAAACTTTTTGAGGAAAGGTACAACGCCTGTGTGCTGTACTTCTCCACCCCTGATTTTACTGTTGATGCCACGGATGCGGCCTGCGTTGATACCGATACCCGCCCTTTGTGCAACATATTTGCCGATAGCCATATCAGAACTAAAGATGCTATCGAGGGTGTCATCAGAATCAACAAGAACACAGCTAGCAAATTGTCTAAGAGGAGTTCGTACCCCGCCCATGATAGGCGTGGGGATGTTGATTCGGTGTTTCGAGATTGCTTGGTAGTATCTGGTGACATAATCGAGTCTTGTTGATTGTGGATATTCTGCAAATATAGTCATAGCAATCAAAAGATACATGAACTGAGGAGTTTCATAAACTTGCCCAGAACTTCTATCTTGCACAAGATATTTATCAGCTACCTGTCTAAGTCCAGCATATGTAAATATAAAGTCACGGTCATGATCAATGATATCATTTAAAATTTCTATCTCTTCTTTTGTGTACTTAGATAAAATATCAGCATCATAGACATCCTTCTCAATACAATCAGTAATGTGATCATATAAGTGTGGAAGTTCCCATAGTCTACCATATAGACTTTTACGAATCGCATACAATAACAATCTTGCGGCGACGTATTGATAGTTTGGATTGTCTAAACTAATCAGATCACTTGCAGATCTTATCAATATTTCCTGTATTTCAGCAGTTGTAATACCATCATAAAACTGAATACCTGATTGTATTTCAACTTGACTTGCAGAAACCCCTGCAAGATTCTTACAAGCCTCTTCGCACATGATGTGCATTTTCTCAAGGTCTAATGATTCGATTGAACCATCTCTTTTCTTTACTTTTGTTCCGTTGCTCATACCTTCTTCCAAAGATTTAATTTTAGTTTTGCTGTTAATTCAGAGTAAGTACTACTTTCTAGTATAGTACATATATTATGTTTTGCAAGAATCATTTCATTTACGTCTTTCTCCTTTACATTTGATGGCCAAATTACTACTTTATCTCCACGGTTGATGAGTTTTTCAATTCGACTGACGATCTCTCTGTTGCGAGGTTCGTTATCAAAAACCCAAATATAATCGCCCCAACCAAACGTCCGAATATCAACATCGGAGCCGCACATAGCAACCGAGTTTTCCACGAAGAGGGAATCGAAAGGCCCTTCGAGGATGTAAATAGGTTTTTTGGTATTGATCTTTTCCAGTCCATAAAGTTTAGGTGCATCCTCATCTAACATCACAGTAATATACCTCATCTTCGATGTCGGGTCAAGTGATCTACCCTGATAACCAAAGAGTTGGCCATCTGGATATCGAAGAGGGATGATGATTCTCTGATCATCGTGTTTTGTATCATCGAAGGTCTTCTTATGCCTGTTTGTCCACTCTTTAAAATTAGGACAGTAGTAAAGTTTGCTAAGAATGTCTTCCTTTATACCACGATTGATGAGATACTTTTTCGCTCGGTGTGTAGTATTTAGTTCTGAGATTTTTACAAGATCATCACATATATCTTTCTTTCTAAACTTAGGTGAAGTAAATGTAAATTGTGGTTCATCGACTACAAAATTCTTTCCACCAGCAAACCCTTCCTTAAACTTTTCCATAATGTATTGTTTATGAAGAGTCGAATCAATCTGTTTAAGAAGATTATTAAATGACAAACTGGCACCACAATTGTGACACTTAAAGTTTGTATTTGTTTTGACCTGATAGATATATCCTCTTGCCTTATTCTTATGTTTCTGTGAATCACCACAGATAGGACAACGAAAATTATATAGGTTTGCCTTCACTTTTTTAAATCTATCTAATCGTGAAGACACCAAGCCAATATACTTGGAATCAATTATATCCATATAGGGATATTACTTTTCTATTATTATACTCGAAACTGGTGGTGGAGTCAACACTGGTCTAATAATTCTTTGTCCGATTGGACTTACAACAAAAGATATTATAGCAAGACCACCAAATATTGACCACATTTTTTTCTCCATCAACCTTAAACGGTTATCTACAAGTCTTATGTCTCTCTCACATCCTTTCTTGATTGTCTCTGCATGTCGATCTAATTTCTCATCTACCTGTTCAATTTTCTCAAACAAAACTGCATCTATACGATCTTGCTTCGTCAATTTCTCATCATGAACAGCAAGAAGTTGCCCCATCTTTACAGAATTTTCCTGTAGGGATGAAACAACTTTCTCTAATCTTTCTAGTATTGCAGCATTAACGTTAGTATTGTCTTCCATCTCACGTCATCACACTCTTCAATCGATTACCCTTTTGGATATCTCGATACATCTGAACATATTGTTTTGGATAATTTCTTTGTTTTTTATTTCTACGATCTATCTTAGCTAATACTGGGTCATAACCTGCTACTGGGCCTTTTGGATCTGCTGAACCTGTATATCCTCCAGCTCCTACAGACATGGTAGGGCCTGCCTCCTCTCTCAAAGACTTGAACATTTGACGTATTCTATTTACTCTTGCTTCTGCATTTCTTTGATGTGAATTATCTGCTAACTTTAGATACTCATTTGATGCATCTACCATACTATCGATATTCTTTTCTGTTACTTTCTCTACTGGATATACATTTGAAAATCTATACTTTGCTAATCCTGATTCACCTGGCGTCTGATAATCTTGACTTAAATCTGGCAGAGGTAATACTGCATCATATCCAGACACAGGGCCACTAGCGGTAGCAGAATTTGTATATCCGCCATCGCCAACAGACATCGTTGGAGATTCTTTGAGAGATCTTGTGATGTCAATTACTTTTGACAATCCCTTGTTCATTAGACTTTATTGAGTATTCCTAGGCACTCGACATCTACTGGTACATCATGAACTGCTGACTTTGGATAATCTGGTATTCTTCCCAAAAAAATTAAAAAAGTTTTGAGTACAGACCAGAGTTCCTTATCAATCTTAAAAAAGAGCAGTGGGGTAGCAGCGTCATCGAAGACGTTGTACAAGCATATGAAATGATTTAATAAAAGATGAGACTTCAACTCACCAGACTTCTGATATCTTTTCAGAAGCCTCTTTATATATTTAAACTTTTTGAGGTCTTCATAGAAGTCCTCTTGAGTTACTGCTTGTGGATTTTCATAATGTTTAATAGCGAACATCATGTAGTTATCTTCATTCAATTCATCAAATCTCATATCATATTATTTGTTATGTTATGCAGCGACAGTCAGTGTCCCAGCAGCAGTTCCGATTGCAACTACACTAGTAATTGTGGAGTTGGTGGTTGTTCCAGTATCCTTAATTGTTCCACTATTCAATGAAACTGGGTCAGCTACGACCTTAAGTACGTCAGCAGCATTTGTTGCAGCGTTAGCGGCAGCAATTACTTTTCTGAAAATAAGTTCGTTTGTAGTTGATCCAGATAAGTAATCACATGTAATATTTCTGGAAGATGATGTATTGTTAGTAACTAAGAACTGTGGTGTACCTGTAACAGTAACTGCCTCGTTGAATCTAACTCTTACATCAATATTACCACCTTCTGACTTGTCAAATTCGGTAGTTATGAATTCTATCTCTGTAATATCAGCAGAACCAAGAGCTACGTTTAATTCACCAATTGCAACCAGAACTTCTGGTGTTGCACTTGTATTATCATTACCACTAAAAGCAGAACCAGCCTCAAGAACCCATCCACTTGAGTTTGCAAATACTAGTTTCTTTTCGGCATCTGTGAGATACTTAGGTTTTGACTCATCTGAGTCACTTGCTCCCCATGAAGACATCTTAATTTCCCAATAAATTTCCTTTTCTAAAGATATTTATAAAAACTAATCTCTAGTTATAAGTGCCTCTTTAACAGACTCAAGTAATTTATCGTCAGCAGTTGTTTTAGTTAACTTAACTGCCTTCTCTAAGACTACAATACAAATTTCAACAAGTTTTTCTCCCAACTCTGCATCGTCTGGGATTTTGCTCACTGCATCGGAAACAATCTTCGATGCGAAAGGTAATAGAAATGACAACATTTTTCTGTAAAATACACTAATACTATATATGCGACTTATTACCCTGCTGATCTAAACCCTGCTGATCCACCTGTAAGTGAAGGAGCTGGAATGTTTGGAAGTCTGAATCTATTTCTTCTACGATCACCCACATTACTACCAACTGTACCAGCACCAGCTAAACCAATTGCTGTTGATGTTCTATTCTGTGGTTTGACTAACCCCTTAACAAATTTGTTTGATTGTTTAGTACTTGCAATAGCTCCTCTCATTGCTTTAAACTTGGTTGGTTTAAGTTTTCTAGCAATTTGAACTGCTTTTTTTGTTCTTCTTAGATCTCTTGCTAAACCCACAGCACCCAGACCAGCAGATACACCAGTTCCTAAGCCTGGTATTAATCCTGTTATAGCCTCTGCACCAGCAAGAGTTCCTCCAACAATGTCACCAGTTGCAAATCTTCCGATTGCCTCTGCACCAGCGATTGCAGATCCTACACCATATATTCGTTTTGCACCAAACTTAGCACCAGCTCTACCGATTGTTTTAGCTGCAAGAGCTCCACCTTTTCCAAATGCTCTTTTACCCACTGTCTTTCCAACAGTTTTAAGATTACCCACTGATAAACCTTTTGAAACTTTACCAACTGCTGTTTTACCCATGTCAGCGACTGTCGCTCCTGACTTGCCTAATCCTGTTTGTCTAAGTGCTTTGAACGTGGGTTGTACGACACCTTGATTAGCAATCTTTCCAAGTCCTTGTGCAGTCGATCCAACTACTTTTGTTGCATCCGCTGCCTTTGTAAGAGGTTTAGCTACAGCCTTTCCAATTTTTTGTGATGCAGAGACAGCCTTTTGTGGTGTCGCTTTAACATTTTTTATTAAACTATCAGTTTTTAATTTTTTTCTAGCTTGAACAAAATCTTTTTCCTTTACTCTATAAGTTGAACCCAATGGTTTACGTCCAGCCTTAGTTGTACCACTTGCTCTAGACATCATATCTTTTTGAAGTTTTTTCTTAGCCACTAATTTTCTTGACTTCTCAACTTGAGACTCTGGTGGTTTATCACCAATTTTATATGATGTAACTTTTCTTGGCTTTTCCCCTGGCGCAACACCAATTTTATCTTGAGGAATTTGTTTTTCCTTTCCTATTCTTATTACATCATCAGCGTTATCAAAATCTGCAGCTGTAGTGATTTTACCTTTTTTAGTATAAAATTTAGCTTTTTTTCCTGTTTCTTTTTCAATAGTTCTACTTATGTTTTCCTTAGCCTTTTTAGATGCTACTCCTTTGGGCATCATAGTGGTTCTAACTGCGGAAGAGATTCTACCTCCAAATTTTTTAATATCATCTAAAACATTCTCATCAATCACATAACCACCAAAAGCCTCAGCAACTTGTGATAAGTCAAGTTCCTCATTTGATTTTGCTTTACTTGTTTTCTGTGTGTACATCACAGCATCTTTTCCATACTTCTTACGAAGTGCAGTAACCACATTGTTGACAGCTATTTGAGATCTCTGCTGTGCCTGTTGCATAGATTTCTTTCTCTCCTTCGCACTCATTGGTTTTCGAGGAGCAGTAGTTGCGTCTTTCTTATCTTTAGTTGGTGAGACTCTTCCTTCATCTCTTGCAACATCATATCCCTCTTCTGGAATATAATCTTCTTGATTCAATATTTGTTTCTGTTTTTTATTAACAACTTCCTTTGTAGTCTTCTTCTCTTCGGCCCCCTCTTTTTCGGGCATAACTATGCAGTTTGGGGACTTGGGAGAAACCAGTCCCCCTTTTACTTTTTTACTTGTTCATTAAAATCTAGATCGATTCTCCATGCAGAAAAACCTTCCTTTACCTTACCACGTTTCTTCGCAATTGCTTTACCAATTGCCTTACGACGTGCTGAAAGATACTTATCAGTTCCATCTTTCTTACCATCATTATTGATGTCACCATCTTCCTGACCGACAGCATCCATCTTCTCAGGAATCATTCTTCTTTTCTCAGGTGTAAGAGTATCCTTTTTCTTTTCAGTTTTTGTTTGTCCAGCAACATAAGGCATATTCTGATCATACTTTACTCCTTCTTTCATCTTCTTACGTTTCGCTTTAGTCTTTGCAATCACTCGATCAGCAGCTTCACTTCTTCTTTTATTTGGGCCGTCATAAGCCATCGCACCCTTCTGTGTACGAGGTGCTTTCTCTTCTTTTTTCTTACCAAATGCAGACATAACACCACTTGGTTTACCTGATCCTTTGTACATTCCGTAAGCCATTCCTTCCTCCATATCTTCATCCTTTTTGAATTGTGGATGTTTATCCATCTCATCCTTTGTCATTCCTCTTTTCTTTCTAAGAGCCTCTTTTCTTTTCTTAGTTCCCTCTTCACCGTCATCGAATCTCATTTCATTAACAACTTCTTCACCTAAAAGTTTTTCTTTTGCCATTGATTTCACAACATTTGGTGCTGGTGATGATCCAAGTATCTGCATAAATATTTTTCTTTTCTCTTCGTCTGTAGCACCTTGAGGAACTTTTGACTTTGCTTTATATCTTACATCAGAAGCCAATTGTGATGCTTGTTTCTCCAAATCAGAGTCACCAGCAGCATGACCTGTTTTCTCTTCATGAACTGCTGCATACGCATTCATCAAGTCTTTTTGCAATTTTGTACTAAGCATTACCTTTTCGCACGTTTCTTTCTAGATTTATTTATAAAATTTAATATGATCGGATGATGAGCAAGTCTTTGAACATATTCACGATGAGAATCTGTTCCAACTTCTCTTTGACTTGCAGGCACACCAGAGATCTCAGTAAACTTCTCAGTGATATCCTTGATCCATGATTTGAACATCATATTATCTTCAGTCACTGCAATAATATGATTTGCACCTGTACGAATAATCTTACCAACCAAACCAGTATTATCATTCTCTACAGTATCTCCTACTTGAAATACATTTCCATTCATGTAGTTCTCACGAAGATTTCTCCAATCAAACTTAGGAGCAATTCTCCACATCTCATTCTGTTGTTTCTTGACATTCATTCCTTTTCTAATTGAATCATATAACTTTCTTGCATTCTCATCCTTAAAACCTTTTGGTATTCCTGTTCTAAAAGTATCATAGTCATCATCTGCAGCAGCCTTTCTTAACTTAGATGCTGACATTGCACTAACACCCTCACCATCTGGGTCACGATCTCCAGCAGACACTACTTTAATACGATCAAATTTATAAAGTTTATTATTATATTTGTTTGCTAAGTTCTCAAATTCTTTTTGACGATCTTGTCCAACTACAATATTAACAGACTTTGCACCTCTTTCATTTGCACCTTTCAAGGCATCAAAGATTGTTCTAGTCTTATCATTATTCATAATATGTTTCGCATGAGTTGGAAACATTTGTTGCATATATCCAATCTTTGTTTCTGGATCTAATGGATTTTTTGCAGGGTCATTTGATCTTGATGGATATATCTCATAATTACCTTTACCAGCAACCTGTTTTACTTTGTTCAAAAGTTTCTCATGTCCAGTTGTGGGTGGATTAAAACGACCAAAAGCCACAGTCATATCCGCCTCATCATCATTCGGATTCGGCTTCGCAACTGTTTGAGAAGATATTGCTTCGTTTATAAATCTAGTAAAACTTTTCATATTTTCGGTGCGGGCATAGGATTACCCTTATCCCAATTTTTATCTGCGGTAAAGTTTGCACGACTGAACTCTAAACGATCCACAAGTTTAAGAGCTTGACCTGATCGGATTGCAACAAATCCTTCGGGTGCAGTTACACGATAACCATCTGGAGTTCTTAAAAAAGTTCCAAAGGTATTCACTTTCTGCAACTTACGAATCATAAAATTTTTCGCAGCCTGTAAATTCATATAAGATGCAACAGTCATGTATATTGACTGTTGATTATCAGAGATAAATTTCAGACCTTTATTCTTAAGCTCTAAGTATTTATCTTTTGTTGACTTCATCTTCTTAGTTGCAATTTCTTTATCCAATGCGTTTGAAAAATATTGTGCAAAGTCTCTTGCAGTATTGCGAGCACCAATTAAATTACGACCTTCACGAACATATCGATTAAAGAAAGTCTTGAACATAATATTCAGAGTAAACTTATTCATGTTATTTTCTTTCATCATGTCAAGAAAACGAGATGACTGTTTTAAAGATCCTTCCGTTTTGTTGACAAGATTTGCATAACTTGTTTTTTCAGCTTGAGTCATATTAGCTTCACCAGATGCATTTTTAAAATCAGATGATGTCACAAATACATCAGTGTTACCTTGAACACCGATGTTACCAAAACTTGCAGACATTGTATCTAAACTTCTTCCAGAATATGAGGTGTGAAATACGATTCCAAATTTTGCCTCAGATATCTTTTGTCCAATATCACTATCCTTTGGAACTGCGTAGACAATTGTGTTTGGTTGAAATGCAATACATGTATCACCACCTATCACAGCTTCATACTTATCATCAGTAAATAAAAGATCTCCTTGTACTACATTTGGAATTGAGAGTTGTGAAAGATATTTGTAAGCGTCTTTAAGTTTTTGTGCAAGTTGCCCAGGCGGATATATTCTATCTACATCTTCTTCCGAGTATATAATTTTTGGAGTTACCGCATTGAACACAGACTTTGTACCAACAAAAAATCTTCCGTTATCTGGATTTGTACCACAAACCACAGCAGGAGCTCCATCCCACTTCACAGTAACCCGAGCATCTGCACCTCCTTGGTCTAACATCCTTCCAAGTGATCGAAGAAAAGCAACTGCTTCTTTACCACCTTGAGATCCGCCGTTCAAGATATTATCTTCTAAGTGTTCGAGGTGAGTATTTTTCACTATCTATTGAGAAAGTAATGATTTATGACTTCTATCTTCTCATGTGCCTGTGCAATTGCAGTAATCTCTGTCTCTATTGCTGACATAACATCAGAATGCTCACCAATACCCACAGGTTGATTGAGATAGATCTCAACGTTCTGTTGGTGTTTAGCAATCAAACCATTATAGTATGTGATTTGATTCTTTAGAATATCTTCACGCAAATTAACCATGTGATACAAGTAACTAAGTTTATTTATTTCTATTATAACACACTGTTTACAGTATATCTACCTTTTCTTCACACCAGTTTTAGAAACTTTGGGGATATATGCACCACCACCAAGTATCATCATCAACTTTAATTCTTTATATATGTTATTCCCAGCTCTAAATTTAAATCTAAACTGCAACAAATGTCCTTTTGGTGCATTGGGGCCTGTCATAAAAACTCTTCTACCAGTTACTGATCCACCATATAAATTATATCCAGATGGAGCATTTTCAACTCTTAAATTACCTGTTGTTGATTCCAACTTATCGATATAGGCGGGAGTTGTTTCTTTAATAGTTGTTTTATCTACATCAATTACATCAGCTAAATCCTGTCCAAAGGTTGCACTCCTCATAATATTAAACAACTCTTTTTTAAATTTTCTTGGATTGGTTCTAGCTGCAGTATCCATACCTTTCATTACATCTTCAAAAAACATTCCGCTTAACTTTACTTTTGCTCTCTTTTCAGCCTCTGTTCTAGCAGTAAATAATAAATCTCCAAGAAGTCTACGATATTTAGCTTCCCTCACTGGCATCTTAATACCTAATCTACCAATGATATCCAATAATCCTTTATAAGGGCTTCCACCTTGTACTGTTGAACTACCAGACTTCAAAGAAAATATCATCTCTTCATCAATAATACTATCACCATTCATATTAATTTGAATCATGATGTCACCTTTAAGCATACCTTTGGTTTTTTCACCCTCCTGACCATCTGCAATAATATCAACCTTAACCTCATCTGATTCATTATTTTTTAACCATACATTTTTTGCTTTTATAATTCTTTCTCTGTAGTTTGTGTTTAAAATATCAATTATTTGTTGTATTTTCTTATCCAACTCTCCAATATCACCAACTCGATCATACATCATTTTCCACTCTGGCCCATATGCTTCCCAAGTCGATCCTTGTTTTAATCTTACACTTAAATTAATCTCAACAATATCTGGGTCTGGTGGAACTTCTTTTGATGAGAATTGATAATTAAAAGCTCCTGTTTGAAATAATTTTGTATCTATCTTTGCACGAACAGTATTAATTCTACCTCTACTTACAGAGTTATTAGCAAATAAGTCAGCAAGACCTATGGAGAATATTCCCTCCATAATGTCACCTTCATTTCTCTTCGCCATCCTATTTTAAAAGTCTACGATCCTATCTATTTAGAGATCATCTACCGCACGATTTTCTGATTTATAAACATCAAACTCTCCGCCAGGATATCTCTTCTTCAACTTCTCTACATTACCAGCAATCACATCATCAAGTGTAATGTTCAATGCCATACATGCCTGCATTACATACCACATAACGTCACCCAACTCAATAACAAGATGTTCTCGATTGTGGTCGTCCCAAGGCTTACCTTGGAAAACCATTTTCTTGACGATCTCCATAAACTCACCACCTTCAGCACTAATCCCAACAGCAGCAGTAAGAAGCCTGTGAATATTGGAACCTTCTCCGTCAAGGGCACTAAGACTCTTAATGAAAGATTGATAATCTTTACTGGGATCGGATGTGACACCATCCACGAATAGAGAGTACTTAGAAAGGTCAACGGTATGATCTGTGTAATTGATATTCGGTTGTTGGTTGTTATGTGTATTAAAGTCTCCAGACATAATTAAAATTTGAATTGGGCAAACTTTTTAGTTGTTTTTTCCTCATTCTCATTATACTCCACTTCCTGTCCACTGTCAAGTAAATCATCTTGTGCAGCCTGTTCACAATCATATAATCTCATCTTTGCACGATCAACTCCAATCACAAATCTACGATTATAAGTCGGGTCATTATATCTATTCTTTAATTGTTTGACCATTATCTGTCCCAACCCCTCAAGCTCCTCCGTACTAATAAGAGCGAACATAAGATCAGCAGTGGCAGGAAGACCGAATGACTCACTTGTATCAGTAAGATCCACATCACTGCTAGCAAAACCAGAGCGAGTCGTCTGAGTAGCGGAGAAGATAGGAACATTAGCCTCAACTGCAAGACCCCTGAGCTCTTCAGCAATCGCCTTAATATAGGAATACGAGTTAACATTTGATCCAGCCTTGTAACGTGACGATGCACATATGTTTAAGTAATCTATGAATATTATATCAGGTTTGAAAGACTTTTTCAATGCAAGTTCATTAAGTAAAGCCTTGAAGTGACCTGAGTGGGCAGATGCAGTTGGATATTCTTTAATGATAAGTGATCCTTGAGTCTTCTTTGCAAGATTAGTTACCTTACTTTCAAAGATTGGTTTTGGTAAATCAGTAATCTCTTGTATGTTTACGTTTAAAAGATTTGCATCAATTCTTTCTGCAATCTTTTCTTCTGCCATTTCTAAAGTTATGTATAAAACGTTCTTTCCTTCTAAGAGAACAGAACTAGCATGATGACACATAAACAGAGATTTACCAACCCCAGTGCCTGCAAGTGCGATATTGAGCGTCTTGTTTGGGATGCCTCCTTTTGTAATCTTATTAAAATATTCGAGGTCGAATTGTATCCGACTTTCTTTCCTATTATAGAGTTCGTATCTTTCTTCATAGTCCTCCAAGTAATCGTGGCCTACATTACGATTAAAAGAAACAGATAAAGCGTCTGATAGTATTGTTGGTATTGCGTCTCGGTTTTGTTTGTCATCTTGACCATCTGCAATTTTAATTGACTCCATCAGAGCCAGATAAATTGCACGATCACGACACCATTTCTCTGTCGTGTCACTCAACCATTCAAGATCGCATTCAATATCTTCCAGTTCATTTATCGTTCCGTTTATATTCTTGACTTCTTCTTGCGTGATATCACGTCTGTCTTCAATTTCAATGAGTAGTACTTCTTTTGTAATTAAGTTATTGTACTCTGCCACATATTTAGTAATATGTTCAAATACAACTCTCTCGTTACGTTCATTGAAGTAATCTGGTTCAATAAAAGGTATAACTTTTCTGAGATATTCTTCGTTGTAAACTAAATTTCTTAGGATAACTTTTTCAATACGATCCATTTAAATATAATGAAAATAGGTAGTCAAGATATACTTTGTACCTGATACAATTGGTAGACCAGCATGAGGATAAGTCCACACGCATGGGAAAACTAAGACTCTACCAGTCTTAGGGTGGATGACTTGTTGATGAGGATAGAACTCAGTTTCGCCACCAGTAAAATTATCGTTCAAATATACCAAAAAGGCAATCCATCTTCGTGCAGATTTGTAATCTGAAACATCAACATGTTTATCAAATGAATCTCCAACCTCATATTTTTTAATACGAAGTTCTTCAAATCCATATTTACTAGGCAATAAATCATCAGAGTATCCCAACTCTTTAAGATAATCCATTCCTAGTTCAGAAAATTTTTTATACATGCCAGAATATTCTGGCATGTCACCTATGTTCCTTTGATAGAAATTAGGTTTATGTTCGTTTTCAACTCTTTCATTCTTTTCTTCAACTAACTTAATCAATTCAGAACATGTAGATTTGGAGAAGACATCATCGTAGGTTTCGATGTAGTCATTCCCCATAACTAAATTCTTCATTTGCAGCTTCTTCTAATTTTTGAATTATGTCTTCTGTGAAATACTTATCTGGATCAGCAAGTATAGCAGAAGGATAAACGGAAGTATCACCGACAACAATACGATTGCCTTTTCTGGAAAAAACTCCATGTTTCTCACCCAGTTCCAGTAATCCGTAATACCTGTCCAGTCCACGCTCGTCGTAGTATAATCGTATTTCAACTTCCTTGTTCTCTTTACTTAGACGTGATTTATGAGTCTTTGCTTTGATAATGTTTCCAATGACTTCTTTTCCGTCCTTCTCTTTTTTCTTTGAGAGATATATGATTGTAGATGCTGCGTACTTGAGACCGCTGCCTCCACCCATTTCTTTTGTAGGGAAGTAAGATCCGATAACGTCATAGGTATGATTAGTAACTATTAATGGAATGTTTGCTTGACCAAGTTTAAGTGTAAGCATTCTGAACGCACCCTTGACAAGTTGAGATTTGGTCATGTCTCTTACCTGTTTATCATCTAACGCATCACGAATCTCTTTCTCTGTGGATAACATACCAAGAGAATCCAATACAAACATACAAGGTTTACGATCTGCCTCATCTGTTTTTAAGTATATATCTACGGCTTTAAGTGCCTTCGTTCTAAACTCTTCAATTGTTACGACATTGACAACAACCAACCGTGTTGTATCAACTCCACGAGACTCCAGTAATCCTTTATTGACTGCTGCTTCAGTGTCAAAGTAGAGACAATACCCATCAGGGTTAGTATCCAAAAAGTTCTTGACAACAGCAAGTGAGAAATAAGTTTTACCAGTAGACGACTCACCAGCAATGGCAGTAATACGATTGCTACTAACCCCGCCAAGAATAGACCCACTAATGAGTCCATTAAAAATGTAGGATCCTGTGTCAATGAATCTTTCAGTCTCGTCAATATCTGACGCAATCTGTGTATATTCATCTCCGATCTCTTTTACTATTTCTTTTAGAAAATCCATTAAATTACCATTCCATGTTGTTCACGAAGTATTTTCTTATAAGGCCCGCCAGGGTTCTCATCTCTAACTTCTTTTACTAACTTCAACTTTTCATGAAGTTCATCTGCACCATCACCAGAGGTGTGTTCAGACATCCAGACTAGCAAGTCTAGTTCTTTATCATCGATAGGTAAGTCCATTATACAAAAAATGATTCTAAGTTTACTCTTCTCTCAGACTCCCATCCAATTGATTGGAGGATGATCTTGAGAGGTTCAAGGAACGACTTCTCAAATTGTAGATCATAATCTATGTATTTGTCAAGGTTTAGTTCCTCTGGAAATTGTTGAATGAATGATATTACATTCTCCTGTATCGGATTTGGTCTCTTAAGATAACAAAATTTAATCTTTTCACCATTATTAATTAAAGAATACTTTTGTGTGAGTTGATTCTTCTTTACATAATGATTGAAAAGAAGAGCGCCACGAGCATGAATCGGTGTTCCTTTTTCATAGATCGCATTGACACTTCGATACTTCTTCACGTTACTCACAGTTCTTGGAAATGATATATCCTCTGGTGGTAACGAACTGAATTTGGTTCTGCATTGATCAATAAAATCAATTACATCATCTTCAGTCTTTGTCATGATTAATTTAAGAACATCTTTAATCATCTGACGACAAGGTGCAGGCGTTGATGACTTGACTGCCTCAATACCCATCATCTTGAGTTTAGGTTCCGCATAACGAACACCTTCACTATCCCAGACATTCAAGATATATCTTTTCTTTGCAGTCCAGATTCCACGATCAGCGATGTTCTCTCGCTTCATGATCATCTTCTGCTCATAAGCGTTGACGTAGGAGGCCAACTTTTCATAAGAACCCGATATATACTTTTCAAATTCCACATCACAGATCTTATTAAGGAACGTGACAATACTTTCAACATTCTTCTCTCGTTCTTTGTATATAACTTCGACCAGAGGGCCCAGATGCAAATAGATAGAATCAGTGTCAACAGCAATAACATAATCTTCATCCTTAGTTTTGAGTATTTTGTTTAGGTAATTATTCATCCGATCTTCAATCCAACGGATTGAAACCTGACCAGACAAAGTAATCGCTTCTGCATTTTCAAGTTTGTAATAACGAAAGTATTCGTTACCAATCGCACCATAAGCAGAGTTCAGTTGGATCTTACGAGCCATCTGAATATTATTGAATGTTGCGATATCTTTTACAAGTTTAGGATCTTTTGTGTCCTCATACTTTTGTTTCGCAGCAAGCATCTTCTTCTTATAGATTGTTCTTTCAGTGTATATCTTCTCCATAATCTCTGGTAAGAACCCACGAACATCTTTACGATACATTGCACCATTCGCACATACAGCACTATCCTTGTGAAGTTGAAAGTCTATCTCTTCTTGAAGTATTCGATCAACTGTAGCTGTTGGATGTTTGACATCCTTGAGGGTCTCTGGGGAAATATTATATTGCATAATGAGATGAGGATAAAGACTGTTGAGGTCAAAACTAACCACCCAATCATACTTTCCTGGCTTCGGTTCCTTGACATAAGCGCCTGCGTATTTTTCAGATTTTGATGTTCTTTTCTTTGGTGGTATGACAATATTCTTTTCCTTTAGATAGTTGTAGATAATTGTATCCCACATACGAACTTGATAGTGAATATCAATGAAATTGACTTTCGCATCAAATGCCATTGTAATCGCAAGTTCAATCAATTTCAACTTGTCTTCCATACGGTCAACAAGTTGAACGTCTTTGATATTATATCGAACAAACTTATCCCAATCTTTTGTGTAGAACTCACGGAAAGTATCATACTCATTGTGATCGAGTTTCTTCTCACCCAACTCATAGTTGGCGATATAGTCCAATCGATATGACTCTTGGTTTGTATATGTAAATCTTTTATACAAGTCAAGATAATCAAGTTGAGTTACACCACCGATGTCATAAGTAATGTTCTTACGACCACTAATATAAATCTCTCCTTGAGATACTAGACCCCAAGGCGAAAGATCTTTCATTGACTTTTCACCAAGAATACGATTGATTCTGCCAGCAAGATATGGAATATCATACATCTGAGAGTTCCAACCAGTAATTACTTCTGGAAGATTCTTTCTCCAGTATGATAAGAATGAAGAGAGTAAGATAGATTCATTCTGACAGTAAATATAATTTACATTTGGGTCTTTATTTACAAACGGTCTCGAACCAAAAGTTGTAACCTTCTTAGTTGCATAGTCCTGTAAACTAATCAATAATAATTCTTCTGCAACATTCTCTACATCAGGGAAACCACTCTCTGCAGCAACCTCAATGTCAATCGTTACAAGACGAATTTTTTTGATGTCGAAGTTTATATGATCCTCTGGATACTTCTCTGAAATATATTGATAAACATATCTATCATTGCCATATATTTTAAAGTTCTCAACTTCATCATACTTCTTATAAAACTCACGACAATCTCTCACGAAGCCTGGTTGAATCGGTTCAACAGATTCACCTTCTAGAGTCTTGTATTTTGTTTTTCTTTTAGACGGAACGAATAAAGTTGGTTTCCATTCTTCTCGATGTGTGATGTGCTTTCCATTCTCATATCCACGAATCAAAAACTGATTACCTATGAGTTGTATATTGGTGTAAAATTTCACGAAGTCACTTTAGAATACTGATCGAAAATTAATGGGCTAGGAGTGACAAGAGTTATGATCTTATCGGAACTAATCATTATCTCATTTTGTTCAGTATAATCTTCCATCCACTTATGTAAATCACTACCTTCAATTTTGTAAGGTTTTGTTAATTTACAATTTGGATCTCCAATCTCAGAAGCAACCTCCTCGATTTCTGATACTACTATTTCCTGATTAGATAACAACAGGACTTTGATCACTTTCTCCGTTTCCATTTAATCTCTCCTGATAAAGTTTTTTTAAATTTTCTACTGGTTCAACGATTGTGATTACCCAATCAGCAGAACATGGTATTTTCTTTTCTGCTGCAAGAGGAACCCAAGGATAAAAAGTAATTCCTACTTTAGAATTAAATTCTTTTGTTGTACCATGTTCTCCTTCAACACCATTCTCTTCACTTAAGACAACAGGTTTCTCTGGTGAATACATTTTCACGATTAAAGGATCATGAAAAAAATATCCAACAACATCTTGTTCAGATTTAATCTCTTTTACGTCAGCGATAATATCTTCGCCTGACTTGAGCATTACTAGTTTGACAGTCATTTAATACTTTCTATGTTTACATTATAAAAGACCACTCAACAAAAGTCAAGTGGTCTTAAATCTATTGTGATTTATTTATAGGTAGTCTTTGCGTGTGTGATGTTCTGGAACTACTTTACCCAACTTGACGGTAAGGAGTCCATCTTCCAATGACACATCCCTGACCTCATAATCATCTGCAAGTGTCCAGGCTCTGTTGAAAGATCTTTGAGCCAATCCTTGATGGAAATACTCGGATCCTTCCTCTTTATCTTTTTTCTTTCCTTCAACGAATAATTTTCCATATTCAGTGTAGACATTAACTTCCTCCTTTTTGAATCCAGCAAGTGCAATCTCTAACCGAGACTCAGTATTATTTACTTGCACAAGATTGTAAGGTGGATAGTTTGTTGTGGTTTCATAAGAATTGAAAAAACGATCTAGGTAATCGTCCATACCTATTCCATTCTTAGAAATAATTTTCATCAACTCTGGTAAGTTTGCAGAGTGATACCTTGCTAGTGTGTTCATAGTTCTCCTTAAGTAAGCGAGTGTAATTTTGTCCCCGAAGGCGACACTACTAATTATAACACTAGGCATAAAAATAGGGGGTGGTGAACCCCCTAACAATACTTCGGTTTTCTACCTAGTCTAGCAGAACTCTACAATGGCTGACGCAAGTTTTATCCTTTACATCACATTCTGAAATACATTCAAAGTAGTCATCAACTGCATCATTCATAGATGTCTCACGTTCAAGATTCATCCAAGGTCTTAAACTATTAAAAGATATTAGATTATGCATAGATTGTTTTGATTTAAACACATAACTATCTATATCAGTTTTTATGACAGTAACACTTCTTCATTTAACAGTTGTGGTTTCTCTTCCTCTTCTTCTTTTAAATTTGCACCATCATATTCACTAATTAGTTTTTTACCACTTTTAATAAAGTCTTCAGATTTATCCATTTTAATTACCATTGCCTTCCTCCTCTGGTTTTTTTCTTTTACCTATATTGTATTTAGTTTCAAGATTCCACTCACCCTTTTCTTTGTAAGAGATGACTTTAATCTGATTCAATGGTGCGATGTCATTGACTTTATCAGTCGAGACAACAGAAACCAATCCCCAGTCTAAAAGCAATTGGATAATACGGTTTCTTCTTTGTACATCATTGACAGTGATATTAGCTCTCTTACCATCTAATGCGAATAGTTCTTTGAAGTGAACGATATAGTATCTGCCTTGTTTATGTAGAATATGGCAAGACTGATATAATTTCTTTTCCTTTCTTGAAGCTACACCAATACGAGTTAATGTTTCTCTTACCTTAAGAAAATCATCTGGTTCATTTAATGTAATTTCAATCATTTGGTCAGGCGACCAAGTAATTTGAGGCTCAACAATTGAGTTCATTTTTTTCCTCCAGTATCAAGTCGATCTCGAATAAACGAGAGTTGTTCTCTAGTCAAAATGTGTAAAACCTGTTTTGCCTTCTCATTACTATATCCATAGTAAGATTTAACAAGATCAAGATTTTCAAGTTGTTCTTTACGAATCCAAGGAGAGTATCTCTTCCTTTTCCTGAGGCTATTTAGAAAAAAATCATATTGTAACTTCTTTGATAGATTGGGTCTCATGTTCATTTCATTTGCAAACAGGATTGCATCGATGTGACCCGATAAACATTTATTCACAATGTATGCTGGATACTGTTTCTCTATATCAGGATCCTCATCAATTAAATTATCTTTGTTAAAATTAATTGAGTTCAACCATTCTTTAAGTTCTGTCATTATATAATGCAATTTTTTTATCAATGTAGACTTTCGCCTTTTTTAAATCATCAAGTTCACCCTCTTGGTCTTTGTGACCAGCACGACAAACATATTTTACCACATTACCAGTAAAAAAATCTAGTTCTTGATCTGCTATGAAATCCCAAACTTGGATCTTACCTCGTTGATAATGTGATGGTGAAAATTTATTCATAATTTTTTCGCTTAATAATAATTCTATCGTTTTCATAGTCAGGAGTAAATTCAATAACGTCATCGTGATCCCAACATAGTTCACTGTATAGTGAGTTTAGAATAGCCATGTCATCCCAGAGATCATTTGGTCTAGTCATGTTTTTCGCTCCAGTCTTTAAAATTAGTTGTTAGGTCTAAGGGTTCGGGATCTTTAATACCCTTTACTTTTTTCCAATTACTGTATAGTGCTTGAAGATGCCATGATTGAGATAAACTCTTTGGCCCTTGTTCAAGAAGATCGAGTTCCATTCTATTGCTAGTGTAGGATTTGTATTCTTCTCTCCAGTTGGAGTCGTCAAATGTTTTCATAATAATTTATTTTCGGATAACTACGATGTCTCCATCATCATCTTCTTCTTCATCATCCAGTCCTTTGAAAACAAGAAGTTCATCTCCTGTTTGAACATCAGTCATTTCTGGATGAACGTTTCTCTTGATAGGTCTGTTCATTTCATTCAAAGTTGATCCCATCATTTTAAACATAAATGCAAAAGTCATTCCGAATAAAGCAACAAAGAAAGTCAAGTATATAAAGACTGTAATATCATTCATTATCGATGAAATATTTTTTGAATCGGTACTTGTCGTATTCTATCTATAACATCAGTCTCAACTCTATCTACAATTTTATCTAAGACATCTATATCAATGTCCATGAAAGGTGGAATGACACCTAATAATCTTAACAATCCATCTACAAACAAAGCGAGTGCAGTGAATCCTAATATCATACTAAGAACGGTTGCATCACGATTATGCTTTAACATTGACTCTTCATCAATCTTCCGTGCTTCATCAACTGCTTCCTTAACAGCAGCTTCAAGAAGAATGTTGACTTCTTCTTTAGTATATGTGTACTTACGAATCTTTTCCTCTGTAATAGACCTTTCTTTTGGAAGATCTGATAACGGAAATTCTTGTAGGATAGTTTTGATCATGAGTAATTACCTTATGATGTCGATGTGCATGTCTTTATTCCAAACCTCTAATTCTTTTCTGAGAGAACCATTGGACTTAAGACTTTCATATCTCTTAGAGGCTTTGTTCTTCCACCATTTGATGAGGTTCTCTTGATAGAATTTATCAAAGTTGATTGGGTTTTTGACTAGAATGTCTTCATCTCCTCGAATAACTTCTCTAGAATTAGCAAATCCATAGTCACTGAAGTAGACTCTTTTCTTCTCAGTTAGATTCTTTGCATTTACAATTGCAGTCTGGAATTCCGCAGCCTTTTGAGAAGACGAGTTCTTTTTGATAATAGATATCATCTTTTGTTGTGTCTTTAATTTGCGACTCGAAGCGTCCTCTTTGACTAATAACTTGTTGTTGTTTCTCTCGATAAACCATTTGTTTAATCCTTTAAAGACATCATCATGTAACAAAGGAGTAAAATCACTCATAGTCAATCCTTTATACCTCATATATGGTTTCAATCCATCATATTGAGATGATGACTTTGTTGTACCGTAAAGTGATGTAGTCTCAAACAAGCAAATATCAGATCCATATTTACTATTTAACTGTTCTCTAGCTTCATGAGAACAAGATAGTAAGGCAAGAAGTTTACCACCCAGATAATTAAATCCAAATGGTTGGGTGGGAACGATAATAAATCCCATGATTGAATGTCGATTAAATCGTTTCAACTCTGGTGGTCTACCTAACCAATCATTACGAGGTTTGCAATTGATAGTGGGTGAACCAAAACGAATAAATCCAACTATCTTTTTTGTATTAGTTTCCATGACAATCCACTTGAGTGACTTGCCAGGAATTGAACTTTCAATCGAGTGCGAGGTTGTTATCTGTAGTCTTTCATTAAAGTATTCATTTGTGAAACTATCCGTATCTCCAGCAGCATAAACTTTAAAGTTCATCTCATTTGGATGCATGTCAAATGCATCAAACATATCCTCCTCAGGCCCACAGCCAGGAAGATATGTCGGCATCTTTGACATTCTATCTAATTTTACATTACGAAGATATTCATCAATACGACCCATATTTGAGAAGTAATTGATGAATTGATCAGCTGCATATGCAGCATCACTTTCACTTAGATTCATTTTATAATAGGCATTTGATATAAAGGTTTATCTGCTGGCATAGTTCTTGGTCTATTGATATAAGTTTTAACAAGAATGTCAAGAGAGTTAGACATTTTACGATATCCAGTTCCAACATATATTTGTCCAGCCATAACTGCAATAGTAGCAGCACCCCAGAAAAGATAATACTTGTTTGATTTTACTTGATGTTTTATTTTATTGTAAGATTTAGTCATCGTGATCATCCCAAGGATCTGTTAAATTTTTATTATTGAAAAATGCTTTGTAAATTCCTAAACCAGATAACATAATTAAAATTACTATAATAGAAATTCCTAAAGTGCTATTAGGATCAGCATTGTAATGCGGTATAATTGCATTACATTTAGTCCATGTGCCAGGCAAGGTATAGACTGGTGGACAAGATAAAAAGGTCATAATTTAGTTTTGAACTTATGGTAGACTTCTACATAAGATTCACATTTAGGACAAGTTAAGTTTGTAATCATATCATACTCCATACTTTCGTCTTCGTCAATGTCATGGTCTCCGCCCCAAATAAGTTCAGTTTTACAGTGCCAACAATTCATTATTCAAAAGGTAAATGTGGTTTACGAAATTTAATTCTAAATCTACGAAGGAATATATCAAGAGCAAAGTCTCCTCCTCCAAGTAAGAGAATACACAATGCACCTCCCATGTATAAAACCAGAAGTTCTAATAGGTAGATGTTAAACCCTGCGGTTACAATTGCGTGGTATATTGCTACACCTATTGTGCCTACGATTGACAGTGCTGCGAACCTTGTAAGCAGACCTGCTATCACCAACCAACTACCATAGATCTCAGAGTATGCTGCGATATATGATGACAATATTGGAAATGGTAATCCAATAGGTCTTACAAATGCATCAGCAAAGTTCTCTATGTCTGCTGTCTTTTCATAACCATGATGTATTAACATGGTTCCTATTGATATTCTTAAGATCAATAGACCTAACGATTTAATCATTTGAATTCACACTCCAACATTATTTCAGTAAGTGCAGCAAGAAGATTAATCTCTTGATCTGCAACAAAGGCAATTTGATATTGATAACGAGCAATGACAAGAACAGCAGCAGGGATACTAGCATTCTTCAGAGAACTATAAAGTGCATCATAGATACGTCTTAATAGTACAGCAGGGTCATTATCCAAATTATCAACTACCCATTTACGAACAGCAGGGTAGTTCTTCTCCTTAAGATTCTTTGTGAGATCATTGATTGATACATCAGAGAATGTTGCAAGAATACCTGTATCAATCTTTCCACTTGCTGAGTATCTCTGACATTCATTAAGAACTCTTCTCCAATCAGGGAAATGTTTATTGATAAGTTCTACAATAACTTTCTTATCATAATCAACTCTCTCTTGATCAAGAATAAAATTAAGTCTTTTGAAAAACTCAACTGCGATCTCTTGTTTCTCTTTACCTTTGATTGAGAAATCAACAACAGCACATCTTGAATGTAGTGGTTCAATTATTTTGTTCTTGTAATTACAAGTAAATATAAATCTACAATTACCATAGAACTCTTCAATGTTTGCACGAAGTAGGAGTTGAACATCATGAGTTGTATTGTCCGCCTCATCAATAATGATCACTTTATGTTTTGCACTACTCATCAAAGAAACAGTTGATGCAAAGTTCTTTGCCTGATTTCTTACAGTGTCAAGAAATCTACCTTCATCAGATCCGTTGATGACATAAAAGTCTGCACCGAGTTGATGACATAATGCTTTTGCAACTGTAGTCTTACCACATCCAGCAGGGCCTGCAAGAAGTAAATTTGGTACTTGACCTTTATCTAAAAAACTAGAAAATGTTTTCTTTGTATTCGTAGGTAGAATACATTCTTCAATTGTCTTAGGTCTATATTTTTCAACCCAAAGAAAATCACTCATTATTTAAAACCTCTTTTTTTGTCTAGAACTTCAACAATCATATCTGGATTAAATGCCATATTATTCCACCAATATTCTTGTACCTCTTCCCATGATTCTAACACAACAGATTTGTTTTTGCAAACTATTTTATAGTGATGTCTGTCATATGGTTTATAACATGTCTGTTCAAAGAAACGAAGATCACTTCTTTTAATTAATTCTGTCACTCCTGTGACCTCCATTCTTTTCTCAGAGTTTGATAGGTTTCATCATATGCTGCCTTGTCTCTTACTTTTTTGAACACAGTTGCAGACCTTGCTTTTTCACAGTGTAGTGCATCTGGCGATTGGGGTCTAACGGAACCATCTTCAGCATACTTCTTTCCA